CTAACCGCTAGGATCTCAAACGTCCGATCGCGCGCCTCATACGGATCGTGGATGATTACGCGCATCGCCGGCTTGATCCCTGCGATCCAATACAAGCGAACCTTGTGCGTGGCCTCGGCCAGGATGGCGCCAGGTTGCGCGCGTTCCAAGGCGGTTAGCGGATCAACCGACATCGGCTCATTGTCGGTAACGATTACGTCTACAAGGCCTTGGCCGCCGTTCGGTAAGTCCGCGAAGGTTTGGCCAACGATCGAACCGATATGCCACAACGCGCCAGGATCAAGGACTGGCGACAATGGCGGCGGCGCCTGCGGCGTTCGCGTTCGCGTTCGCGGCGCAGCCATTACGCGAACGTCCTTACGCGGTAGCCGTCCGCATGGCTTAGCGTGTCCTCTAGCGCCGATAGCGGCGGCGGACCGGAACGGTAAAGGAAGTACTGCTGTACCAAGCCAAGGATTACTTGCCGCAGGTTGGCCGGTACCGTGTCCGGCGTATCGCCGTAGCCAAGGCGGTAACGGATCACAACAACGCCGGCCGGCCGCGCCGCATCTAGCCAGTACAACCGCGCCGGTTCTACCGTGTTGTCTACCGCGTAGGCGTCCGCCGCAACCGCGCCGGCATCATCCGTTATGGACTCGATAGCCTGTAGCGGCGCCGCCCATGGCAGATCGACGTAGCCGCAGGCCTCGGCTACATCGCCGGCGCCGCGCGCCGCGTAGGCCGTTCCGGCGCGGACGGTTGTTAGGTTCCTGGCGAAGTAGTCCCTATGGCTTTCCGTAGCCTCTAGCGGACCGGACGCAACCGCCGCCGAGGCCGAGGCGCCGCCGGCCGCCGTTCGGCGCGTTTGCATTTCCCAGGTTTGCGACATAAGGCCGCGTTCGGTATACCGTTCAACCGCATTGCGCGCCGCCGCAATCCAATCCGCGATCGCCAGATCTTGATCGGCGCGCGGATACTTCAACCGTAGACGTACGTCCTCTACCGTCATAGGTTCAACCGTTGGCGGCAGGACTAGCAACGCCATGGCTAGGCCTTGATAACAAACGCCTTCGGCATAAGGACGCCTAGCGCCAACCGCGAAGCCGCGCGGATGGCCGCCTTGTTCGATACGAAATCGGACGCATGCGATCGCGTACCTTCAACGATCGTTCCGCCTTCGCGGCCGAGTACCGCTAAGGACTGTGCCGGTCCAACCATGGCTTGCGTTGCCGACAAGGCGCCGCAGGCGATTACTTCGGCGCCGGCGAAGGTACCGGCGGCGGCATCTAGCGCGGCGGCCGAGGATGCCGCCAGGCCTGCCCAAATAGCCGTCGATACAACAACCGTGTCCGGATAGATGCCGGACGTACGGACGGCCTGCGCCATCATGTCCGCCACTAGCGCGGCCGGTTCGGTTTCGGCGCCGCCATAGGCCGGCAGGCCGGAGTTAAAGAAACCGCGCATGGATGGCGGTACGCCGGTACCTAGCAGGATTTCGCTTTCCTCGGCCAGCTTAACCAAGTAGCCAAGGTAGGCGGACAGCCAGGCGTCCAAGCCGGTTACATCGTCCAGTAGTTCGTCCGTAATCGTTACGTGCGTGGCAACCGTTGCGGCCTTGGCGGTATAGCCGGCAAACGTTAGCGCGGCCTCCGGCTTTGGTTGGCCTTCCAAATGCGGACCGGCACTGTTAGCGCCTTGGTTGATCTGCGGTACCTGTAGCAGGCCGCCGGACATCGCAATCGAGGCCATTACATCCGGCAACGTCCGCCGGAACGTTGGACCGGCGGCGCCGGCGAATACCTGCGGCGTTATGCCGGTTGGTACCGGATTGGCCGGCGTTGTCACGATCGCGGCGCGCAACGCCGGCGGTAGTTCGGCCGCCGCCGGCGTTTCAAGCCGCGCGCCGCGCAGGCCAGGAAGGACGGCCGCCAACCATGGCGGTAGATCGCGTACCTTTGCCGTCATAACGTCCGCCTTCCTTCCTGCGTTGCCGCGCCTCTATCCGGTTCCGCTTAGCGGTTCCGCTGCCGTTCGGCCGGCGGACTTACGGCGCCGCCGCCGGCGCCGCTGCCGATCTGGCCGCCGCCGCTGCCGGTACCCAACTGGCCGCCGCCGCGCGCGCCTTCTACAACCGGCGCCGCCATCGTATCGAGGCCGGTTACAAGGCCGAACGCGCCAGGCCGGTAAACCGCTAGCGCCGCCCGCTGCTCGGCGCGGATGGCCACTAGGTTTTTAACGAAGTAGTCCGCATGGCTGTTAGAGGCCTGTACGGTAATGGCGCTACGCCGCCACAACTGCGCGCCCTGTTTGAAGGAACCTACCAACGCCTCGGCCTGCGCCAGGATCGTTGACAAGGCAACCGGTAGTCCCCATAGCGAAGGACTCGGCAGGCCGGCGAACATGCCCGGACCGTAAAACACGCCTTGCGCGTTCTGCGCGGTAACGGTACTGGCCCATGCGCGCGGACTCATTACAACGCCGTCCGGCATGATCATAGCCGTCGCCATGATCTCTACGATCTGGCGATAGATGGCCAAGGCGTTCATTTCGGCCGCGCCTTTAACCACGTCCGGCGCCAGGCCTGGCCGGTTGGTAATCCCTAGCAGGTTCGGACCGATACCATCGCCGTTGATGATCTGGTTTTCCAACGCCAGGACAACAAACTGTGATAGCCGGTTGTTAACGTAGCTTTCGATCTGAGCCGCATCGGCTAGCATTTCCTCCGAAATCGGTAGCCAGGTTGCGATCTTCTTAACCGCATCCGTAACGGAATCGAAGGTTAGCGTAGACTCCGGCTTCAAGCCGCCTTCGGCTACCGGCGCCGCCGCGTTAACGGCGGTTTTCTCTACCATGTAAACGATCGATGTCGCATCCGTTGTGCCCTGCGCGATTAGATCGATCACGGTTGGCGGCGCGAACGGTAGCGGCTGTACGCCGGGAATGTACTGCGGTACCAGTAGCTTTCCGCCGGACGCCGGATCTTCCGTCAACGTGGCGGCTAGCAGATCGACGCTAGGCGATGTCCATGCGCCGCCGCGCGCATGGCCGGCGCGGACAAACTCGAAAAGATCGGATGCAACGATCTGCGCGCCAAGGCTACCGCGCCGGATGGCCAACGCCGAGGCCGCCGGCGCCGCGCCGCCGCCGCCGCCTTTTGTGTTGTCGGCAATGAAGGTTTTTAGCTCGTCCTGCAAGGACTGAACATCGGCGGCGCGCGTTAGCTGCGCCTTCAGATCGCGCGCCTTCGCTAGATGCGCGTCAACGCTGGCGCGTTCCTCGGCGGTTAGCTCGCGCGTTTCGGCCTCGGCCTTCGCCATTAGTCCGGACGCCAGATCTACGGCGGCCTGTAGTTCATTCCTCAGTCGCAAATGTGCAGCCATGATCGGCAATCCTTTACTTCGGCGTATGTCAACGGTCCTACGCGCCGGCGGCGCCGGCTACTTCGCTACGGAATCGCGCTAACTCCAACCGGCGCGATCGGTCCGCCAGTTGATCGACAACGCGGCCGATCGTCGCGGCCGGCGTTTCAATCGCATCTACAAGGCCGGCCGTCAACGCATCGCCCGAACCAACAACGCGGCCTTGGCCGAAACCTTCGCGGACGGCCTCGGCGCTAGCGCCACGTCCGGCGGCTACGTCCGCCGTAAACCTGGCGTAGTGACCTTGGACGCGCCGCAACATGGCGTTGCGCGCATCGTCCGTTAGCGGCGTTACGTCTACGTTTTCGGCCTTGGCTGCCGGCGCCGCGAATACGGAAAACGTAACGCCTTGCGCCGCAAAGAACGCGGACCGGTCCGCATGTACGCCGAATACGCCGATCGATCCGGCCTCGGCGCTAGGCGAAATAGCGATGCGCGATGCGCCGGCGGCAATCCAATATGCCGCGCTAGCGCATAGTCCTGAAATCGCAACATGTACCGGCTTGATCGCATTGGCGGCGCGAACCGCGTTGAAGGCCTCATGTACGCCGGTAACGCTACCGCCGGGACTATCGCAGTCCAGTACGATCGCGGATACCTGCGGATCGTTGGCGGCGGCGCGCAAGGACGCCTCTAGTTCAACCAACGACGTTCCGCCAAATAGCGCGGACCAAAGCGAAGGCCGCCGCGAAATGAAGCCATGGATCGGAATGATGGCAACGCCGCCGCCGCCGGCGGATGAGAGTAGATCGCTACCGGCGCGCAGGGTATCGAGGCCGCGATCGATACCGGCGCCGGCCTCGGCCATCGCCGCCAAGGCTTCGATCGCGGACGGATCGCACGCCCAAATACCGCCGCGCAACCATGCCGGAACGGCGGCGGCCGGTTCGCTAGAGGCCGCGCGGTTGACGCTACGATCCGGCAGGCCGGCCAGGACGGCGCGCGTTATCGCGGTTCCGTCGATTGTTACTGTGATGTCCTGCGGTTCGGTAGACATAACCGGCCTTCCTAATGCACAACCGGATCGTCCGCATCATCGGCGGCGCGCGGCGCATGATCCGGATCGTCAACCGGCGGCGGCGGTTGGTCGCTAGCTACCGCCATATTTAGCGGCGCCATTAGCGCATCGCCTCCGGCAATCGCCGGCCGGTTATCCAACGCGCGTACTTCATTAACCGTCATCCACGGACGGCCGGCCGCCATTTGATAGGACCGCGCGCGTTCCTCGAAAGAACCTTTTAGCTTTTCGGCGATGTTAAATTCCAAGTAGTACTCGGCGCTTAGATCTTCGTACTCGCCAAGTAGCGCAAGGGTAATCGTGTCCTCTAGCTGCGCGCATATTGGACCAAGGCAATCTTGGTACAAATGCTTATGCTGCTCTTTAACGTTGGAATAGGTCGCATGCGCGAGTAGTCCAACCATCGGCGCCGGGATTTGATAAACGCGCGCGATGTCCTCTAGGTTGGCGGCGCGCATATCGGATGCTTGCGTATCCGCTAGCGACATCGTAACGGCCTTAAATTGCATGCCGTCCTCTAGTACCGGAACCTGGCCGATCGACGCCGGACCGCTATAGCGTTCCTGCCATTGCGAACGGAACCGATCGCGCGCCTCCGGACTCCAAGGCCCGGCTTCCTTCGGCCGTTCGACAACGCCGCCGATCCTGGCGCCGGTTTGCCATAGCGTTTGTCGATGCATGGCAGCGGCGCGATCCTCGGCTACGATGCGCCGCAGGCTTTCGATCGGCGGCAAACCGGACCGCGTTGGATCGGGATCGAACCAACGAAACCGGATCACGTCCGCCGGATCAATCGCTAGCCGTTTGCCGTCAACGATCCAATCGTACCGCGATGCGCCGATGGCGGACGGTTCTACGGCCTCTAGCGACAACGGCGGAATACGGACAAGGCCAGTCCTGGCGCCGCGCGTTCCGCCTTTCAGCCAATAGGCAACGCCATAGATCCCTAAGTCCGCGATCGTTCCGCAAATGTGATCGTATCGAGGCGTCCAACCGTTCGGATACTCCAACAACCGTGCAACCGGATGCGTTCGATCGCGTTCGCGTCCGCCGTCCGGTTGTCGGTGGTACAGGTGTAGGCCTAGCTGCGCGATGTTCCGGCTAAGGAAATCGACGCAACAACGGATAAACGGATGCGCGCGGTAGATCGCGGCGTAGTCGGTATGTAGCCAGATCGGATCGGACGGCATTACCGCGATGCCGCCGGCGGCCGGCGGACCAAAGCCGCCGGACGTGGCGCGGACCGCTTGCATAGCGCCGGCGCTAAAGACTACGGGCATAGCCGGCGCCTACTGTCCGGCAGGAATACAGCGGCGGCAACCGTTGGCGCTACGGACTAGCCGGCATTGGACCGGATAGAACCGGATTGGACATCGGCCGAGGCGCCGCCGGCCTCGATAGGTCGCCATGGCGCCAGGTTCGCGCTAGCGGCGGCCTGGCGCGGCCTCGGCGGCTAGAGGATGCCGGCGCCGGCCGGCGCGTCCTGCGCCATCCTGGCGCCTCGGCTAGGCGATAACTAATACATGGCCGCGCCGGCCGATCGCCTTCGCGTGTTTAACCGTCCAACAACCGCCGCTCTTTACGTGGTCTGCCGTTCCGCAGTGGTAACAGATCGGGAACCGCCGGCCGGAGTAGCTAGGCGGTAACGCGGCAACGACGATCGAATACACAACCGTAGACGCCTCGGCTATTTGGATATTGCGCGGCTTGAAGCCGGCGAACCAATCATCGGACGCCGGCGGATATTCCTGCGTTTCGATACCGGCGGCCTTGGCTTCCTCGATTGCCCAAATGTCGATACCGCCAAGCCGGCAGGCGCCGGACACAACGCGATCAGCGGCCGTCCGCGCCAGGATCTTGCGGATAACGGCGCGCGCCTTGGCCTCGGTTGCGGCCGTAAACTTCGCGGCCTCATGTCCTACGATGCCAACGACGATCGGCGCGTTGGTTTCCATTACACAAGGATCAACGGCGGCAACGGCAACCGTTCGTTAATCGGCCGCCATAAATGCAAAACATGCGGATGGACGTTTACATAATCGGCCTTGGCCGGATGTATTTGGATAACCACGTCCGCCGGTTCCCAAAATAGATCCTTCGCCTGCGACATTTCCCGCCAGGTAGGAACGCGCGATCCGGCCTTGCGCGCGGCGCGGACGCTAACATGCTCCCATCCGGTTTCCATACCTGGCGCGCGGCCATCATCCGCGATGGCGATCAACTGCCAACCCGGTTCGACGCTATCGAGTAGGAAGCCGCCGGCCGGTATTCCCGGATCGCTGGCCATCGGACCGCTACGTATGCGGTACCGTTCCGGAACGCGAAACATGCCGGCCTAGTCCTGCGGATCGGCGTAGGCCTCGGCGTAGGCTACGCGGACGCCTACGGCCGGACCTAGCCGGGACATTCGGACAACGCCTTTCCTTGCCCAATTCCAAACCGTAGATCGGCTAACGCCTTCGCGCGCGCAAAAATCGCGGATGCGGTAGCCGCGCGCCGAGGCCTGCGGCGCCGCCGAAGGCCTGGCGGACGGTAACGCGGTTGCGGCGCGCGCGGACGGCGCGGCGGCCGAGGATGCTAGCCGGCTTGGGATCATGGCAATACCTGTACGAACAACACGCGCGGACGTTCAACGTAGGCCGTTCCATCGATCGGAACCGCGCCGGCTACCGTAGCGGTATCAACGCGCAGTAGTTCGGCATTGGCCAGGACAAGCCAAGGACCGCGCGAACGGATAAGGATGCCGCGCATCGCGGAACCGTCTACAAGGTTGACGATCAACCGCTTACCGCGAACCGGTAGCCGCCGATCCGCCAGGTAGACAACTAACGCGGCTAGGACCATATCGATCAAGGACGCGGCAATTAGGGCGGCTAGCATTGTTTTGGCCTCCGGCCGGCTACCATTGATCGAAGCCATCATCTAGCGGCGTTGGCGGCGCAACAACCATTAGATCGTTATCTTCGTAGGCCGAGGCCATCGTATGCCGCATCGCCCGATCCAAGGCCATTAGCGCGGCTACGATACCGTCTATTTTGTCTACCGCGCGTTTCCGGTCCGGCCGTTGGTTGCCGTTGGCATCCGACAAGGCAACCATGTTGCCGGCCATCCAACGCAATACCGGTTGCGCGCCATGCCGAAGCCGGCCTTCCTTGATCCTGGCGCCTAAGTCCGCCATCGGATTAGACATCGCGCCGAAGCCTTGCCGGCATACCGCCAGGACCAAGCCGGCTTGTTCTAACTCCAAAGCCAACTGCAAGGCGTTCCAAGGATCATACCCAATTTCGGACATACGCCAGGCGTCCGCCAACGCCAGTACGTCCTTTTTGATAACCGCGAAATCGGTAACGTTTCCCGGCGTAACCGTTACCTGGCCGGCATCGATCCATGCTTGGAGCATTTCGCGCGCCTGCGCCGATTGTGAGCCGCGATCGCGTACGCGCGCCTCCGGTATCCAAAACCGCATAACCAATTCGGCGGCGCCATCCTCGGCTAGGACCGCGATCGCCAAGGCCGCGAAATCGCGCGTTTGCGCTAGGTCCAATCCGCCATACGCCGGCCGGCTACCTGGCGCGGACCGGATCGCGCCGCCGCAATTGTCCCATTGCCGCATATCGATCCAGCGTTCCGCTTGTTCGGTCCATAGGTCCAAATGCTTTTGTAAAAAGACGTTTTGCGCGGATGGAAACTGCGCGGCCTTGGCGGCCTTGTCCGCCAGGTATTCGCGTTTGACGCTAACGCCATAGTTCGGATTGGCCTTGCGCCATACCTCCGGATCATCGAACGCATCGCCAGGATCGGCGCCGGCGATAAACGCGAACCATGATTGGTCGCTAAGCGATGCGTTACCTTCAAGGACGCGCGCCGAGTAATCGTGATGCCGCCAACATATCGACGTTTGGCCAACGCCGGCCGTTGTTAGCTCACATTGCAACGGTTGCCGGCGCGCGGCGGTTGCGGTTTCTAGGACATCGACAACGGCGCTAGTCCGATGCGCGTGTAGTTCGTCAATCACGGCGCCATGGACGTTTAGGCCGTCCATGGTTGACGCATCGGCGCTAACCGGTTGCAGCGTTGACGCGGTACCGCGTTGCAAGATCGCATGTTCACGTACGTCGAGCCGCCGCGCTAACGCCGGCGCCAGGCGTACCATTTGGCGGCATGTCTCAAACACGATCCGCGCTTGTTCGCGTTTCGTTGCGGCGCAGTAGACCTCGGCGCCAGGTTCATTATCGACAAAGGCTAGATACAACGCGATCAAGCCGCCAAGCGTAGACTTGCCATTCTTACGCGGGATCTCGATATAGGCCATGCGAAACCGGCGCGTTCCGTCCGGCCGTAGCCATCCGAAGATCGAACCAACTACAAACGCCTGCCACGGTTCCAACGTCAACGGCCGGCCGCGCCATTCGCCCTTATAGTGCCGTAGGTAACTGGCGAAGGTAAGGATATGCGCCGCGCGTTGCGGACTCCATATCAAGCCGGTTTTGCGCCGGTCCGCCAGATCGCGGATGTGGCGCGCGCATGAGGCCTTATGCAAGGCGCCGGCAGGAACGCGGCCGGCAACAACCGCTTGCGCGTAGGCGGTAGCCGGATCGCGTAGTGCGCTAGTCATCGGCTAACCGCATGGAACGTTCTAACGCGGCAACGATGGCGACAATATCCGGATGGCCAGGCTTCCATACTTCGGCCGCTGTATACCCTGCGTTGTCGTCCTGGCGTTCGTAGCGGACATAGAAGGTATGGCCGCGCCGATCCTGCGCGCTATACGTTACGGCGGCATCCTTGGCCGGCCAATGCGCCACAACGGCCGGCGGAACCGCCAGGCCACGATCCGGCCGCGCGAAGGCGCGGAAATCAAGATCGATAACCTGCGCCTCGGCCGGCAGGAACGCGATCAAATGTCCTGGCCATTGGCCGGCCGGCGGCGCGTAGTCCGGCAGGCCTGCCCAAACGCACAACGCCGCCGCCGGCGCCTTTGGTTCCAACCAACGCCGAGGCGCCGAGGCCTGCCGCGCCGCCAGGATGCGCGCGCGCCAGGTTGCATAGGCCGCATTGGCAACCGCGCAAAGGACGGAACGCGGTTGCGCCTCGATACCGAACCGCGCCAGGACATCGATCGCAACGCGCGTTGCGACAATGCATCGATGCGGCGGCAATGGTAGTTTCTCTAGCAGCGGCGGACCGCAGGCTATAAGCCGCTGTATCGCGCGATGCGGACGCATCGGCCGTTACGCCTCGGCGCCGTCCGGCGGATCATCATCATCCAGCGGATCATCATCATCCGGCGGATCATCATCATCCGGCGCCAAGGCGATCCGTTCCTCGGCCTCGGCCGGTAAGTGGTACTCGGCGGCGCGTCCGCGCGCGGTATCAACGACAAGGCAATCGGCTAGGACAAGGCGATCGCGTAGGACGCGCGCCGGCGATGTTCGGCCGGCTACCGACAAGGACGCGCGTTCGATGTCCGCCATCCGGATCGGATTACTCCCGCAATGCGCGCGTAGCCAATCTACCGCACGCTGTAATTCGATAGCGGACCAACGCCAGCGATCGCCATATCTAGGCATCCTCTTTAGTCCTTCCTGCCGCGCGCGGCTTCCTGCGGCGCGCGAACGGTACAACGTTGGTTTCCGGTCCGGCCGTTAGGAACGTTTCAAGCGGATCGGCCGCCGGCGCCGTTATATGAACCTTCGGCGCGGACGCCGGCGTTTGGCCAAACTCACCGAATAACGTATTGAGTAGTAAGGCCTGCCGTTGTAACTGGCGAAACAACGGATTTTCGGCAACGCGCAACCGTTCGCGTCCGCGTTCGTCCTGCCACGTTTGCGTAACGATCGACTCGTAACCGCCGGCCGCGAACGCCTTTTGTAGGCGTACGTATGTTGCCCAGGCGTCCGCCAACAACGCGAGTAATTCGCCATGCGCCGTTGTTAGGACATGCTGCGCGAGTAGACGCGCGCCGATGGCTTCCCAGGCTTCGCGCGCCTCCGGTTCCAAATGCGGCGGCGGTAGCGGAACGCCGGCAGGCGCGGACGGTTCGGCGCCGGCGTTGTGGCGGATCTTGGAACCTAACGCGCGTTTGATCGCGGTTGGTAAACGGCGCCGGCCGGATCGACGGTTGCCGGCCATCGCTTAGGCCTCCGGCCGTTCGGCCTGGCGCGCGCGATCCTCGGCGCGGCGCGCGCGATCCTCGGTCCGTTTGACCTCGGCCACAATGGCGCGCGCCATCCATACCGCCGTATCAATCGCGGACTCCAAGATCGCGCCGGTTCGATCCTGAAAAGCCGGAACCGTTACAAGGCCGGCAAGGACGTTGCCGGCGATGCGCGCGATCGTGGTGTCGTAATCCTTCGGTTGCGGCATCGCTTAGGCCTCCGGCCGATCGGCCTGGCGCCGGCCGGCGGCGCCGGCGTCCGAAGTGGTAAACCAACGCGCGCCGAGGCCGTAAGTGGTTGGCCAATTTGGCGTTAGCGCCTTTTGGGATCGATTTTCCGTCCGCGCTAACGCGCGCTA